TTCATCATGTAGTGGCTTGGCACTAAACATTTTCGTGTCAGGGTCAACGTCATACCGGTAATGTCTTAAACATTGTAAGCCTTCTTCAGTATTTTGCCTATCGAAATAGCATTTATTGAATATCGTTCTAGCGGCATTAATACTGTCTGCAACTGGTACACGGCCAAGGATTTGTACTTTCATGCCGGTAGCTCGTACTATTTCTTCTATGGATTTACCGGTGCCCAATGATTTAGCTTTGGCATCATGGGGTAGCCATATTGTGTCATATACGTAGCCAAATGATTGAAGTTTAGCAATGTAATAACTCATGGTTTGCTGGCTATCTTCAAAATATCGTATTAACCTGGTTTCTTGGCCAATAAATTGCAATAGCCAACAAGCAGTTTGGTCGGCCCAGCCCAAATCAAAAATTGCGTGAACGGGTTTGGTTGCATCGTATGGCACATTACAAATACGGCCTTCTAATTCAGCCATAGTGACTTCTTTAGCAAAGATGGCACCATCTACCGTTTGACGGGGAATACCTTCCCATACGTTGTTATATGCTTCAATATCCCTACCCTTTAAGGCACGGCGTTCTAAATCTAATACTTCAGGGAACCAAGGATTATCTGACCAGTTAATTTTTTGAATTACTGCGTTTTCCGGTGGGTTCATTACAAACCGCTTCCAGGTTTCATCGGTGGGCAGTTCAGGGTTAAAGCTAATCCATATCTCACTATCAGCTTTACGAATTGTAGGAACTAGCACGTTCCAACTATTGGGGCTTACAGATTGCGCTTCTTCTACCCAACAAATATCAATACCTTCAATAGATTTAACATTATTGGTATTGTTCTTTACACCTACAAATATGAATTCAGTACCGTTTATGCCCCTTATGGTGCGGTCTGTTACTTCATAATGGGCTTCAATTTCAAGATTATGGATTTGATCACATAGCAATTTATGAACCGAATCCTTAATACTGGTTTGATATTCACGAGCGCATAGCACCCTAATGGTTTGTTCACAGCCTTTAAGCAGTAACGCCCTGGCTATGTTCCATGACTTAGAACCACCCCGGCCACCATAAAGAACCCTGTACCGTGCTTTGGCTGGCTCAAATAAACACTTTAATTTGGCTGGAAACCGTGCCTTGGTTTTAGCTTCCTGAATCGTTGCCATTGTTTGGTTCTTCAAAAGTTAATACAAATCCTGTTTTTAACGGTGATCCATTAGGGCCGCTAATTTCTTGCTTAACTCTGTCTGAATAGTTCTTAGGAAACCTAGCCGCCATAGAACGTGACCATAGACTAGCGTTTAAACGTTCCCCATCCTTGTGTTCCACCATGTGTGATTGCGCCATTTCTTCCCACCATGATTGACTTAATGCATGGGCATCTTCCAAGGCATGAAAAAATTCTTCATGAGTATCACGCCAATTGCATAAAGTTCTATATGAAACATCAAGTTGCGCTGACATTTGCTCAAACGATTTACCCAGTTTGCCAAGTTCCCTGACCTTATCGCAATACGATGGGTCATAAGTTGTGGGACGGCCTACTGGGTTAGTCATTATGCAACTTCCTGATCTTCTGCCTTTTTGACAACTGTAATATCGTCAGGGTTTACTTGTGGCTGTTGGGCTAAATATTGCTCATTAGCTAAAGTTGTTAAGCGGTTACTTAATACTTCAACTACTTCCATAGGAAGCTTTTTTAAGCCAGCTATGATGATTTGTGCTTCTTGTATAGTTAAATCGCCAAAATTAATAATCATTTTTTACCTTTCGTTGTTTTTGATGCTTCACGTTTTACTGCATAACTAATTGCTACTGCTTGTTTTACTGGTTTGCCGCCTTCTTTAATTTCAGTCTTAATGTTTTCTTTAAATGCTTTAGGGCTGGCACTTTTCTTTAATGGCATTGTTAACAGTTCCAATTTTTAAGTGATGCTTTAGCCCTTTCAGCCGGACCTTTAGCTTTATCTACTACACCTTGCATCCTTGCACAAAAAGAAGCTTTACGCCCTTTATCTTTATCTGTCTTTGGATTGGGGGCTGGGGCTTTTAAGTTACTACCATTCTTAGCATTATATTCTGCACGGCCTTTAGCGGTCATCCCAGCACCTTTATCGGTAGGATTGTATGTCTTACCCTTGCCGGTAGTTTTATGTTCTATTGGCTTGTCGTGTTTTTTAGTAGCCATAGTTATTTCTTTGCAGTTTTAGCGGATTCTTTAAATGCTTTGGCGGTTGGGGCACCTTTGCTACCAGGTGAACGCATACGTTCTACTTTGCCGCCAGCTTCCTTTTGCTTTTCTATCCGTTCTTGCTTTTTATGGATATTGGAATACAAACCGGGTTTACTTGGCATTTACTTTCCTTCTAGTAGTAGCTTTTTTTGCAGTTGGTTTTAGTGGAAATTCAGGAATTTTTTCTTCTAAAGCTTTTATAGTAAATATATGATTAATTTCAAGGTTTTCAACTGGTAATTCAACTTTTTTAACCTTGTACCAGCCAAAATGGGCCATGATTTTTTCAATTAATGTATCTTGCGGATCATGTATATCAATGCTCATGCTTGTTCCCTGTCAGTAATAAAACATACGTCTTGCCATGACATTATCAGATAACGTTCATTATTAGTAAAGTATTCTTGATATTTTAAGTATTCATCACCACCCATGGTACCAAATCTGACGTAATCGTTTATTTGTACTGGCATAGCTTCACGGCGGCCTTTAACCTTCTTGCCTGGTCCTATGGCAACTACCGTACCCATATTGTCCACTTCTTTGTTATTAACAATAATGGTAGAACTCAAGATGCGTTTATCCGGGCGAACAACTATCTTGTCCCCAAGGGGTTTTAATATAAAATCTACATCAGCCATGCAAGTTCTCCGATTACTTGTGTGGTTAGAAAGGCCCTAGTTTACCTTCACGTGCTAGGGCTTTTCGCTTTATTCTTGGTTTCTATTAAATCTAAACTCTACGCCAACATCATCAGAACTGCTTTTAACCATGTTATTTGGTTTAGCTAATATTGCATCTGCGGTCGGTGTTGCGGTTTTTGCCGCTGACTTTGCAGTTTTGCGCCCCAAATAATCTTCCATCTTCATTAATTCCAACAAATCCATGCCGGATTTTTTTGGGTTTAAATCAGCGGTAAAAGGCATGATTAGCAGTTATCGTCAGCGCAACTGTAAGCTTTACGTGTATGCGTATAGCAAATACCTTCTGTACGGCCAGTATTGAACAATTTGTCATTACCTACCATATCTTCTTTGCCCATTGCTACACCACCAACGATTTTACCCATGCGTTCGCCGGATGTATCGGATGAAGTAGCGCCTTTAGGTGCAGTTGCGCCAGTTGTTGAAGGTACGCCCTTCATTGAATCCATTTTGCCCATGATTAGTTCTCCTATGTGATGGGGTATAACAAACTACATTTTCGTCTATTTTACTACTTTGTCAATTATCTTCTTCATTGTCCATTAGCAAGGGTGGTGCCGCTAAACCTATGCCACTAAACAATGGTTGGCCTTTAAATTTAATGTCTTTTTTGGCGGCATCAGTTAAATCTACCATATGAACTTGCTCACCTTGTAATGACGATAATGTATTAGCTTTTCTTACGCCCATACCCCATTTTTTGGTGTATTTGTTAACAAAGTCCGGCAATATCTTGTCGTAAAAGCCTTTCATACCTTCGCCGCCTACGTCTAAATCAATACCGCTTAATTCACGTCCTTTAAATACATTAGGATTGTCGTGAGCAATATATTGACCGTTATATTCGGTAACATATAAATCTTCCGGTTCTTTTTCCATAAGCTTTTTAGCGGCTTCTTTACCGATGTAATCTTCTAATTCATCAGGATTATTTAATTTTTTATTGATAACAGTATTACCATTTTTATCAAAAGCCCTTAATACACCATCATTCATGTAACTTAAACCGCTAATTTGTTTAGATAAACTATACCGTTCAGCTTGTTGTTTGCCGGTGGTAAATGCTATGGCATCGTAATCACCTTTGACTGCTTCATTAAGAATCTGTTTCATCATTAGTTCATGCCAGTTTTTCTTAAATGGGGCGTTTGGCACGGCTTTGCTCATATTGTTTTCTACTTTTTGCAGTTCTTGCAAACCGTTAGCGGCAATTGTCCATCCTTCTATAACATCAGGCGGCGAATCTTTGCCTTGTGCGGCATAAGGTTCTGCTAATTTAGCGTAATAATCTTTTTGATCTAATAATCTTTGGCGTTCTTTTGCTATGTTTTGACGCACTTCGGGGGTGTCATAACCCTTTTTACGCCCAGATTGGTGCCAATCTGATTGAATTTCTTCTACCATTAAAGTCTTTTTACCATTAATGATGCGGTCATTTAGCCTTGTATGGGCAAGAATGTTAGGTTCATCAAAATGGCTTGATTCATAATTTGTTTTATTTTTACTTGCTCTTAACATTCTTTCATTAAGAATGTCATATTTCATTTGTTCTTGGGGCGTTAGTTCTTCATAATCCCAGCCGCCAGTTGGCTTATCTAAACGTTTGTTAACTGCTTTTCTGAATTCGAACATATTCATGCTTGCTTTGTCAAAATCTGATTGACTTGGCAAAGTTGTTAGCACTTCTCGATAATTAGTGTAATTGCCAGGTAGCGTGTAATCTTCGTATTTAGGTCCAAATTCATTGGTTCTTAAATTTCCAGTTTCAAAATGATATTCACGCAATGCTTGTTCAGCTTCGCTTAAATCATAAGTGCCATTTCTACTGCCAATTTCTAAAAAACCCCCAGATGGGTCTTTAAACGTATATCCCAAGTCATCATTGCCAAATATTTCATATCCTTCTTCATCGTAATAATGACGTATAGGGTTTTCGTAATACATATCATTAGCTTGTTGTTTGGCGTTTTCAAACAAAACCCCATCAATATCTTCTTCTAGCCTAGCTTGAGAATAAGGATTTGTATCGTAATCTGCATAGCGTTCAGGATCAGCTTCTAACAATGCTTGGCGTTCTTGATCACGTATTACTGGATCATTTTTCATGTCGTAATGCAAATCGTCAGCTATTGAACTTATGTAATCGTCATCGTGATAAACTTCGCCGCCACGCAATTGATAATCTTCAATGTCATTAACACCAGTTTCATTTAAAATCTTGTTTTCAAGCTTTAACCGGCTAGAACCCATGTAATCCAAAAGTTCTTGCTTGGTAACGTTTGGATGGTCAAGTAAATATTGCTTTACTCCAGTTACATCAAGTTCTTCAGTTTTTACGCCTGGTGTCTTTTCCAATTGCTTTAAAAATTGATCACCAGTACCTTTTGGTTGTTGGATTTTTAATATAGCGTTTTCTAACGGGGAATGAAACCCTAATTCATCTATTAAGGATTCTTGTATCTTCTTTGCTTCACTTGGTTCAACTGCATTTAATATTCCACCGGTTTTAACTAGGTAATCTTCTACGGCTTTGTATGCAGTAGGGCCAACATAGTTTCCATAAGCTTTTGCCGCTTTTCCGCCAAAATAACCTAAAGATGGGGCAATGTATTCGCCTAGGGTTTCATGTTGTTTGTAACCTTTATATGTATCGGTTACACGTGGTACAAAATCTAATGTTTCTTCAGTTGTTGGGGCGGTTTGCTGTATTGCGGTTGCGTATGGATTAGCAAGGAATTCTGCCGCCTGTGTCATGTTTCTTATGGATTTTGGCAAATAACTATTAATAGTATTGCGTAATTCACGCAAATCACCGCTTGTGCCTATGGCCTGGGCTACCCCACCACGGGCTAATGATTCTGAAACATTAGGGGTTAATTGCAAAGCTTCTTTTAAGCTTGTTCCGGCTTCACGTAAATTCTTTTCATTTTTTAACCCATTAAGAATTTCACGCAATGATTCTTTTAGGGATTTACTTTCCCCGGCTGGTTCATTGTAGTAATCGTATTCTTCGTAGGCCATGCTTAATTTTAAATGACTTCTATCATTACATCAACGCCACCGCCCTTACGGATTTCTCCACGTTGAATCATTAGCACATCAATTTGGCCGTCATTGTCATAAACGCCAGCATCTTCTAAACCGTCTAAAACGGCTTTTAAGCGGTTATCTAAATCTGTGACTATCTTTGACCGTGGATATAGCCACAATGTCACCTCTAGCCGTTTATTGCCAAATTTGGGCACGTTTTGTTCTATTACACATTCTGATACAGCGGTTTTAAATTCACGGCCGGATTTGCTTAGAACAGTATTGCCCCTAAAGTTACGCCAATAGGTATTAACGCTAGGTGGATATGGCAATTTGATAATAATCATTGTAAGTAATTGATTTGCAATTAAATTTTGTTAATATTAGACAAACTTTATTTTACAGGCAAATTATGGCGCAAAAACCTTTGTCACACGCAGAAATGCAAGAAATAATGAACGCTTACGCTAAAACAGGCAATAAGACTGAAGCGGCTAATTTATTAAACATGAATCCTAGCACTTTTCATTCTAGGATGGCAGTTTGTAAAGCTAAAGGCATTAAACCCACAATTTCAGTAGCAAATAAAGAACTTACTGGACTTTTGGAAGCTAAAGATAAGATTCGGCAACTTGAATCTATGCTTAACGGCCAACAAGAAGAAAAGTTAACATCAGAATACATTAAAAAATTTATTTTAAAAATGTCTAGTAGTAAAGTTTCTATTCCTAATTGGTTGGTAAAACCACCTAAAGGTAAAGTAGTTGCTGGTATTCCAACTCTGTTTGCTTCAGATTGGCATTGGGGTGAAGTAGTTGATCCTAATCAAATTAATGGGGTCAATGAATACAACGTTGCAATTGGTCAGGATCGGGCCAAAGTAATGATTGAAAAAACAATAGATTTGCTAAAAAATCATGTGGCCCATTCTAATTATGAAGGAATAGTTTTTGTTTTGGGCGGTGACATGGTGTCAGGCGATATTCATGAAGAACTAATGGCCACCAATTCTATGGAAATTATGCCTACAGTAATTGATTTATTTGGCGTTTTAATTTGGTGTATTGAAACATTAGCTAATGAATTTGGTAATGTCTTTGTTCCATGCGTAAGCGGCAATCATGGACGTAACACGCACAAAATAAGGGCAAAAGGTCGTAATTTCACTTCGTTTGATTGGTTACTTTATCAATTTTTAAGTAAGCGATTTGAAAATGATAAACGTGTTCAATTTCACATTCCCGATGGTTCAGATGCATATTATTCAATTTACGGACACAAATACCTACTTACACATGGGGATCAATTTCGTGGGGGTGACGGTGTTATTGGTGCTTTAGGTCCAATTATTAGGGGTGACCATCGCAAACGTTCTAGAAACGCCCAAATTGACATGGAATACGACACAATGTTATTAGGCCATTGGCATCAATTAATACAGCTAGAACGCCTTATAGTCAATGGCAGTCTTAAAGGTTATGATGAATACGCTTATGCTAACAATTTTGGTTTTGAACCACCACGCCAGGCTTTATGGTTAACCCATCCGGAACATGGTTTAACTTTTAGTATGCCTGTATATGTGGACAGAAAGAAAAAGAAACTTCATACAGAATGGATTAGTTGGAAATGAAACTAACTCCCGCCATTCTACGAAACTTATACTCTGCTTTGTATTGCATGAAACCGTTTGATCGGTGGGATATGCCATTGCCTGAAAATGTGAAATGGATAGTGGATGATGATCCGGAACAAATGGGAACTTATCTTTATTCAGATTCCGATGATTACGAACATACCATTACTATTTCAACTAAACGATGTGGGCATTTGTCAACAGTAATCCGTGTGTTATTACACGAATGTGTTCATATGTCCCGTTGGAAAACATCCAAATGGTCGCATCACGATGCTGTTTTTCGTTCCCGTACCAAACAAATTTGCGATGAACTTGGGTTTGATCCACTAGAGTTATAAGTAACATTTATGTTACTAATTGTCGGTATTTGTAATACAAGTAATACATTTTGTATTTTGGCTCATAAAAGAATCTTTAAGTAGGTTAAAGCCTTATTTATAAGTCATTTAATCATTTCCCGTTCGGGAATTTTATTAAAATTTCATGCACTTTTTTGTTTAAATTACCCGTTCAGGAAATCTTTTATTTTGTAGCAATTAAGTAAGCCCCAAAATTTGCAAAGCAATATCCAGCATACATACAAGCCAATCCCATATTCCCTTTGTACCCTTGTTCAGCAGAAATATAAGCATAAATTAATCCTGTAACAATGATTAGCCAGCTACTCACCTATTAGTTCCAATGTTTGTGCAAGTAGTAGTTCTTCAGTTGTGCCATATTCCCTTTCAAATCGCTTACGGCCCATTCCGTGAATACTGGTATTTGATCCTCTGTGATGGTAGGGGCATAGTGGGATAACAGGCGCAAGGTTTCGCTTGCCAGTTCGTCTAATGTGATGCAATTCTGCTGGAGTTCCTTCATTACCTTGATGCCTACATAATGAACATCCCAATTCAGCAATTCTTTTGTAAATTTCTTTCTCATTCTTAGTCATCTAACCAATCTTTTTCTTTATTTTGTGGTTTTATTAAAGCTGATTGCGGCACAAAAAATGCTGGGCGGCCACCAACTGGATCACGCCAGTATTGTTGTTGTTTGCCGTCTTTGCCGTAAATGTACCCATGAATTGTGTATTTTCCATTAGAACCCGTCAATAGCCAATAACGTTTATTGTCTTTATCGGGTGGATGCAATAACAAACTGCCGTTTTCGTACGTTGTAACACGTACTTCTTCATCCTTTAAATCATCCCCACCGGCAACGCCTACGCCTTCCCAATGCACGTTTAAATGCTTTGCAAGTGCATATTCTGACAATGCGCCTTCTATTTGTTCACCCCATAGGGTTGATACGTTTTTGCCGTACATGGGCCTAGCGTTGCGTTTAAGAAATTGTAAATGCCTTACACCACCAGCATAGACCCCCATCATAATTTGTGGGTAATCTAATTCAATCTCTATAGGCATCAGCTAAACCTTTAGCAATATTTTCTAAATTTTGGCAAACATCAGTAATTTTTATAGCAATTTCATATGCTTTTTCAAAGTCACCTTGAATTGTGGCGGCATGGAAATCTTTTAATAATTTGTGCAATCCAAGATATGGCGTTGAATAATCAATCATTTGGTGGATCCCCCGTAAACTTGACTTTCTAAATGTTTAATTTGACTGCGTAAAAGTTCGTTTTCTGCTTTTAGTTTGTTACATTCAATTAAATGCAGTAATAACGGTGTCCATTCTTCAAAATCTTCTGTTAACTGGTTCATTTTTCTTGTGCCTTTCTTATTTAATATAACCACAAACCAAGCCAACAGAAATAATTAGCATAGCCAATCCAAACATAAGCAATGTAATTCCAAAACAGTAATCTAAAAAATCGTTCATTTCTCTTGCGCCTTTCTTAGTATTGCTCTAGCAAAATCAATTAAATCTTTTGTATCAGGTTCGTCAGGCACATCTACTTCATCTACAATCAACAATATTTCCTCATCTGTTAGTGTCTTTGCTGGATGGGTGTAGAGTGGTTCACCTTGACCGATTTCGTTATAAATCCATTCAGAATCTTTACCTATGTTGCCTACGCATAGGTTTCTCCACGCTACTGGTTTATTGTTACGCATAGCTTCAAGTGCTTTAAAACCTTCTGTTATTTCTTCTGACAGACTGCATTTACTGCGTCTAGGGCAATCTCTACCCTGATTGCAGTTGCCATTGCAACAGTAGTCATCACGGCCCTTTTCGTAACCCTTATTCCATTCTTCTTTCATTTGGTTAACCTTTCAAGGTTGCGATTACTGGCTTCCATTGTTCTCCAAGCTTCAAAACGCATTTTTGCCGCTTCTAAACGATATTTCCACAATTCGGTGTTGTAAGTAGCCGTGTTAATGTTTTTGCATAAATCTTGGTATTCTTGGCTGGCATACGCTTCACGTTCTTGGGCACCAATAGTTTGCTCATTAGATTTTTTCATCATAATTGCTTTTAAGCTAGATTTGTAAGCTTCCAGTTCGGCCAACTCACCCTTTGCTTTTGCGTATTCCGGGGCAAAATTGTATAAAAAATCTACACAATCATTGGGATCAACAACTTTATCTTCAGGATTCATAACCATTTACCAGGTTCGCCCCGGTTTCCTTTTTTCCATTGATCCCATAAATCGGCAGTAAGCGTGTTGCGTCTATTGTCAAAGTGTTTGTTAGAAAAATAATTCCTAAACCCCACAAGGCCGAGTTGATTTCTATATTTAAGTAGCTGGCGTATTTCGCACTCATACCTGAACCTTTCCAATTGTTTGGCTGATTCGTTGTCGATACTGTCCCATAGATTCCCCAGCGTAAGCATTTAATCCAAGTTCCCGGCCTTTAGCCAAAGTAAGTTCATCATTACTATACCAAGGTAATGAAGGTCGCTTTAGTTCTTTGGGGGTCATGTCCAAAATATCTTCCCATCTGCCTTGGTTTAGCCACGTGGTTGCATGACATATGAAATCTATTTCTGTTCCTTTAAGCTTCCAGTACGCTACGTGTTGTTCAATTGCTTCAATAGCATCAGATTGCTCTTGTTTGCTAAGACGATTAAATGCCGCTTGTGCCGCACGTTTAGCTATTTTTCTTGGATAATGTTGCCAAAATTGTTCAAACATTAGCAATCCTTTCGCCAATCCAGCTCATTACTGGTACTGCCATTGAATTCCCTAATGCTTTATATCTTGGGCCATCAGGGCAATTTTCTTTAATGTTGGTGTAATTGTCGGGAAATCCTTGAAGACGTTCACATTCTATTGGTGTTAACTTACGAACCGCCATGTTTTGCATAAGTTTAGGGCCACTATGTGTAGGACCAGCCATATCAGCAGTCATAGTTGCCGCTACATCACCTTGAATAGTTCCATTGTATGTATCAACAAATTGTGCTTGCAAAATACCTATACCACCTTGATTTTTGCTTGGTGATGGATCAGTTGTATCTAAAGTTTTAGCTAAATTAACTTCTCGGCATCCACTATGAGGGTTTGCTGATTTCATTGAATTGCTTGCAAGACTATCAAAAGAATAAGCAACTCCATGAACTCCAGTAGCATTTAATGTGTACATTGGACCGTTTTCAGTAAATCCATCGCCATTACCACCGTTTTGTGGTTGTCTGCCAATAGTATTTTCAGCTAAAGCTATTGGCTGAATATAACCTTCAAACCATTCTGAAGTGCCGCTTTCAACTCTAGTAGTCATTGTTCCAATAACTTCAGGAATCATATTGAATCCATCGGCTCTGCTGTAGTCGTTACAAGTTGTTTGGATACAATTTGCAATGCTTGGAATAATGCTGGTGGTAGTTTTTTTCCTCTTACTTTGGCTCTGTTTAGTATCCCAGCGCAAGCTTTCGGGCTCAAATAAAACTTTTGCGGCACGTTCCCAGTTTCCATAACATCCAACAACAAACACTCTTCTGCGGCGCTGTGGTACTCCAAAGTGTTTAGCATCAAGCACCCTATATGCCCACCCATACCCGAGTTCGCCCAACGCCCCAAGGAAGGCACCAAAATCCCTTCCACCGCCTGAACTGAGGACACCTGGCACGTTTTCCCAAACGCACCACTTGGGTCTAAACTTGTCAAGAATTCCAACATAAGTAAGGGCAAGGTTTCCCCTTGGGTCATCAAGCCCTTTTCGCAATCCAGCAACGCTAAAGGATTGGCATGGGGTTCCCCCAACGAGTAAATCCAATCGGTTTGTTCCAAAATCCCACTCCTTATATTTAGTCATATCCCCTAAGTTTGGGACATTTGGGTAATGATGGGCAAGAACTTGTGATGGAAACTTTTCAATTTCACAAAAAGCTATAGGATTCCAGCCAAGATCATGCCATGCAACAGTAGCGGCTTCTATACCGCTACATACGCTTAAATAGTTCATTTAATAGCTTCTTTCTATTTCAGCTTTTCTTGCATCTATTCTGTCTGTATAAACTTTGCAAGCTTCTACAACTTTGTCAGAAAAAACCAAAGTGCCGTATTTTTTAACTTCTAGCAACAAAAGATCAGGGTGAATACCCAAAAACTTTGATTCTTTTTCAATTATTTTGCAAGCAGTATCAATTTTCATAATTAAACCTTTAATAATTGATATAAGAATTTAAAACTGAAGAAAGTTTTTTTGATGTTGCTTTATCTACATCGTGAATTTGAAGTAATAATTTAAAACATTTCTTAGCGGCTTTTGGGCCTGAATAATTGAATGTTTGAATTACTGAAGCAATTATTGGATGATTCATGATTTTTCCTTTTATCTATCACGGCGGTGTTGCCGTATGGATAATTTACTAAAGAAAACTTTACTTGTAAACACTTTTTGTATCTTTTTTTGATGTATTAGGGTTTTCCTTAGAAAGTTAGTTATTTGTTGTATATAAGTAACATTCCTTTTTGGTGGACGAACCTCGCCCACCTGGTTCGCCTTCAACTGTTTTCCTTTTCGGAGCCACAGAACCCGACAGTCGTTCAAGGAGTAGGCACTATCTTCGCCACCTACTTTGCGCTATTGCATCCTTTAATCCCCCAGTAACGCTTCTATCCTGACCGCTGGTGGTGGTGAATCCC